ATTAATAAAAGCTTTTAGTAAGGTCGGATCGTTTGTAAGTTCTTTCGCCAAAAGTATGAAAGGATTGGCCATGGCATCAAATACTGGTAAGTCTATTACTGCAGTTAGCCAGAGCGTAAGAGCATTTTTTGGGACATTCACTAAAACTGGTGCAATTATATCTAAGCTGGTTAATGGTTTTAAAGGAATGTTACAAAGTCCTATAGTTAAAATGGCTGGTAACTTTGGTAAGACATTAGGAAGACTGTTCTATCCTATTACAATATTAATGTCAGCATGGGAAGCTATTAAAGGTGCGATATCAGGGTTTACAAATACTGAAGGTAATTTATATGAAAAAATAGTTGGTGGTCTAATGGGAGCAGTAGAAAGTCTAGCTAAATTCTTCATCTCAATGCCATTAGATTTGATTAAAGATTTGATTGGTTGGATAGCTGGTATGTTAGGATTTGATAATATTAAGGAAGGCCTTGCAAGCTTCTCATTTGACGACATCTTCACTCAGTTATTTGATTTTATTTTTACTATAACAAGTTATATCACTGCTCTTGTATCTGCAATGGCTAATGGTGCATTTGAAGCTATCAAAGCTTTGTGGCCAGGTGGCGAAGGTCCTATTGAAGCATTCAATCGTGGATATAATGAAAGTATGGATGCACGAGGTAGAAATCCTGATACTGGTGGAAAAATAGATGAAGCTAGTATGGAAAATAAACACGAAGAAATAGAAGTGAAACGAGGTAACTCTAATCCGAGTGGTGGTTCAATGACCAATGTCACTACTACTGTTAACAATAGTAAAAAAGTAATTAGTGTTGCTGATACATCACCTGTAGATCAAACAGCTATTGCAGCTGCTGGTGGTTTTTAATTAAAAGTGTAAAAACTGGCCCCTCTGTCCCGCCGTTTAAACCGATATCTCCTGCCGCTTAGATATCTTTCCTCATTGAATGTCAAGAATCCCCATTCTTAACTGTCCCACTAATACTGAACTTGTATTAGCTCTACTGCTCTGACACGAAGAGCAATCCCAAATACCTTAATAGGTTATAGTATTTATAACTCTATTACGAATCGTTAGCAAGTTTTTCAAAATAACTCATGGTATCTGAACCTGAGTCTTCTGAATTAGTTGCTGGTACAGGTGTATCTGCCCATGGAGCCTCCGTCGCTGTCGCAGACGCTGCTGATGTATTATCATCTGCAATCGTTTCTGCTGTCGCTGTAGACACTTCCACACCACCTAGACCTAATGCTCTATTAAGTTTAGTTTTCAAATCTTCATAAGACATGAATTGGTCTGGTGCAATTAATTCTGATAAAGAATGTTGCTTGTTGTAGATTGTTTCCATAACAGAATCATCTTCTGAGATAGCAGCTACATTAGCGAACTCTGATTTATCATAGTTCCAGTAACCATCTACTTTTCTAACTTTAAGTTTAAAGTCAGCACCTTCCCACATATCAAAACAGTTGACAGGTTTCTCATCTTCGAACTGAGGTTGCATAACATCTTTGATCTTCTCAAAGATTTTTTTACCGAAACGATAAAGCATTACTTTACCTTCATGTTCTGGATGAGCAGGATCAGATACAACTAGAACATTTGCAACATAGTGCAATCTTCTTTTTTGTTTTCTCGCCTGGTCTTTCTGAGCTTCATCACCACTGTTCCATAGAATACCGTTATACTCTGAAACTGGACAATTCTGTCCTAGTGTTGTTAGCGACTTCTCTATGAACCAACCACCTGGACCTTGAAAACCATGATCCCAATATTGGACCCACGGAAGTTCTTCTCCATTAGCAGCAGGTAAGAAACGAAGTACTGCATATCCGTTACTAGATTTATCTAGTTCGGGTTTCCAGAACCTATCGTCGCCGTAGCCTTTCTTTTCTGAACCAGAGGATTCTGATTCTAATGCGGTTTGTAGTTTATCGAAGCCACCGCGACTTCTCTTTAATTCATTAAATGACATTTTATCTCCTTGTATTTTAATTATTATATTTCTTATTATCCACTTTATTCATTATGTAAAACTATTATATTCTAAAGGCTTTTTATTTCCTTCATAGTATATAGTATAATCGACATCTTTAAATCTGTCAATCACTTTCTTTATCTGTGCTTCTTGTGATCCTAAAAGTGAATTAGGATTATTAGTACCAACCCTTAATCGAGAATTTTCATTCTCTCTCGTATAGGCATTGGTACCAGCATAGATATTCTGATAAGTTTCTTCTTGAAAGTTCCATATTGAATCGAAACCGACAAGACATATCTCATCAAAACCCATTATAGAAGCCTGCGCCATCGCTTGACTTCCAGAAAAGAAGTTGACACTAAACATAGCATCATCAACTGTTCCTTTCATATTCTGTATTTGCCAATCAGGTTCTACCCCAATGACATGAACTTCCATGATATCTAAGACATCATCTTCTAGTCCAAATATCCAAACATGTTCTTTTTTGTTTGGATTAGATTCTTTTATTGTATAACTAGAATCAAAGTTCATTAATATTATTTCTTTGTAATCATGTGGTATACATTCATAGTCAGGAAAAATACATTTGTTATCTCTAGGATATTCTGACTCACACATTTCTTTTAGAATTTTAGAGTCACCTGATACTAAGTAGTCAGGTCTATAGTCTCTGTACAACGCGTTACAACCGAATGTTGTGCCGTCTAATGTATCTAAGTCCAATCCTTTTCTACTAGGACCGTTACCTATGATGTACGCTGTATCCATATATCTTTCATTATCATTCTTATCTTGACTTGTTCAAATTCTATGAATGGTTTAAGTTTAGTTAATCTGTTATTTTCTTTTGGCCAAATAAACTTCTCTTGAATCATTTCATTGTAATCTTCAAACACTCCGAACATCATATCAAATGCTATAAATGTTTCTGCAGTAATCTTACTTCCAAGAAACTCTTTTAGTATTGGAGGATGTTGTCCGTTCTTTGAGTCTAGTGTGATATCAATATGTTCATACTTATCTTGTAAGTATCTCATGTCTTCTGTGATAGTATAAGTCAATTTTTGTTTTCTTTTCTTAAAAGCTTTATAGTTATCAGCACACTCAGGTTCTAATAAATTACGACCATAGTATTTTTGTTTAGATAGATTAGCAACTAAGAAATCTTTTAAATCATCTCTATGTTCTCTTGCTAACTTTGCAAAGTGATACTTATCATTTCTTTTCAGAAACGCAGGTAACTTTACAGGTACTTTACCTCTATACTTAAAGAAGTCATAAGACTCCGTATTAAAATGATTATTAATAGCTAAGTACAAACAGTATGCATCAAATCCTTCACGACTTGTCATTAATAATACTTAGGTCTACTCAAAGTGTTGTTGTTCATTTGGTTCATTCTTTCTCTACGAACCGCTTCTTTTTTCTTTCGTTGTTTCTTTTGAGCAGGTTTCTCATAGTACTGTCTGTCTCTGACTTCTGCTACGATACCTTTTCTCTCACACTTCTTTTTGAATTGTCTTAACAAAACATCAAACGGTGGTGGACCATCATGTCTCTTAGGTTTGTTAAAGTGTTTATTGTTTTCGTATGTTTTTTGTTTTTGTGGTTTCATAATTTATATTGGTAGTTTAGCTTTTGATTCTTTTAAGAATCTTAGATTAATCGCTTCTGCGCGAATCTTTTCTTTCAATGGAGGTGTGACCAGTCCTTTAACTGAATCAGGTTCCAAATGATTTTCTTGACAAAAATGTACTATGGCATCTATGTAAGTTAGGTTTTTTTGAATAACTAGTTCTTCAACGCTATTTGTAAATTTCTTTTTAGTTAGAATCATATATCTATTATATCACCGTTCTCTGATCTGTCAAGTTTTTACTTTACTCGAATGTTCAATCTCTTTCATAGCTCTAAGTATACCGTATTGTCTTTCATCTATTCCATAGTTATTATGAGAAATAAAAAACAAAGTGTACATTAATAAAGCTTTATTCACTTGGAGGGTTATTGTGTCCTATCATTGGATCATACTTACTGAGAGCTTGTCTAATCGCACCTTCCGCTAATACACTACAATGTAGTTTGATTGGTGGTAAGTCTAATATACCTGCTATCTCTTTATCTGTGATCAACTTAGCTTCTTCTATGGTCTTACCTTTTAACATTTCTACAAACAAGGTTGATGATGCTATTGCAGAACCACAACCGTATGTTTTAAACTTGACATCTTCTATAACATCACCGTTCATTTTCATATCTAACTTCATGACATCACCACATGCAGGCGCTCCAACCATTCCTGATATTACATTAGGGTCTTTAGGGTCGAATCTGCCGACTGAATGTTTAGCTGGATTAGCTAGTACTGATTCGAATCGATCTACTACTTGTTTTGAATATGCCATTTTTCTTTATTGATTTTAGTTATGTAAGGTTATAAGTGTTATAAATATAGGTGTAAGATTTAGTAATCTTACTTTTATATAACTATTTATAACAAAGGATACTCTAATGAATGTAAAACAATCATGGAGTAGACACGGCGAAGAAGTAAAGGCTTCCACAGCCTCTTTCGTTGAGATCGCGTTTATAACTTTTGGAGTATTCTCTCCTTGGTTCATAATCGCTGTCACAATGTAAGTAAGTGGATTCATAATAGAACTTAGGCACTACTCCTACAAACCATGTTCAGTTTTATACTGACTACGAAGACTCAGCAACTGGTCAATCCAGTTGTTGGGATTTTCTACGAACAACTGTGCTACACCTGTTTCTTCTACAGAAACTAATGTAACTATTCGATCTATCTTAACTCCATATCTCTCCTCAAACATCATAGCGTACGCTGTCTCTTGCATAAAGTAATTCTTGATCTTACTAGGTGACTTAGCTTTCGTACTAGTCTTAAAATCGATTACAGACACCTTCCCAGCGAACTCTGCTATACAGTCTACTCGACCAGCAATAGCTAAATCATCACTATACAATGAACCTTCTAACATATAGATATCTCCTATCTTATCAGTTAGTTCTTTAGTTTGATTAAACATCATTTGATCTATTGGTGTAGCTTTCTCTAACTTCTCTGTTATGTCCATGTTGTTAATGTAGTCTTCCATTAAGTAATGATACCTTGAACCTCTACCAGCTGCTTGAGAGGATATTTTGTTAGCGACTTCTTCACCAACATTCTTTCTCCACTTCGCAACCCATTTGGCACTATGTAATCCTGTTACTGTCGTTACTGACGGATATTTGTTTCCGTCTGGTGTGACATAATATCTTTTACCATTAATTGTTTCAGTTGGTAATGTTACTGATTCGTATCCTTCTAAGTGATTAAACATAATATATTATTTGACTCCTTTTCGTCTTGATTGTATTTTCGCGTGTTTTTTAATTACATCTCTAGTCTTGACTTCTTTACCTGTCTTTCTAGTATGCTCGTCTGCTACAGAACCCGTTGGGTGACCTTCACCTATTTTTTGTAGTACTTCTTTAAATCCATGATTGTCTATATTTTCTATAGAACCTGTTGAACCTGAACCACTTACAATACCTGGTACTGTAGTATAATGACCTCTAATATGAGGATTATCTTTTAAGTATTGTTCTCTATCTGCTATAGTCATTTGTAAATTCTCAATGACCTCATCAGTTTCTTTATTGTAAAAATCGTATATCGGCATTATTCTTTTAAGTAAATCATTTTACCGTCTTTATCAACGGAGACATACTTCTCGTTTGGATTAGATAACTTTGGTTTAGTTGGTCTTGAATCTAACATTTGTGGTACAGCCTTCATAGTCTTTTCTATTTTAATTTCTGTTTCTTTATTAACTCTTTGAATTTCACCTGTTAATTCTTGAATGAATTGTTTCTCTTTAACTACTTCTTCATTAGAAGCTGACTTATCAGTTAACAGTTCGGCAATTCTAATATGAGCTGACGCTAACTGACTCTGTAAGTCTCGTATATTATTCTGTAATATTTGTATCTCTGTACTTAAATCCATTTGTCTCTTGTTCCTAAAAATGTTCGAACAACTGTTAGTTCTTCTGATTTAAAATCTTCTAGTAATTTCGGACCATACAATGTTCCAAATCTAACACACTTGTTCGCTGTGTTACAATGAGTTATCCAATCTTCATCTGTCATTAATGTCTTATGTTGATTGTTATCTGTATACTCATATATTGCTTGTCCAATCTTTGTAAAGAATACTTCGACTGGTGTTGGATCATAGTAGCCACGAGGTTTTCCTCTATGTAAACTTCTAGTTCTTTTTGTTGTTGTTGTCACTTCACTTGTCTTCATTATCTTTCCTTTGTTTAAATTGAATTACATTATCTTTTTTAAGCCCCATTGGAATCTTTTCTTCTTCTACTTCAGGTGTATCGAAGTCTGGTGTGAATTGAATCTCATCATAACTTTCTACACCTGCTAAAGAGATAGGCAATAAATCCTTATCGATTAGTTCCGCTGGAATGCTTCCTGTTGTTGAGTTGAGAATTAAATCATCAAGCGCTCTACTGTTCCGTAGATAGCTATCAATCATTAAGGAGAACTGTACAGCTGTTTTATAAATTTCATGGTCTTCCCATTCCATTTCTCTAGTGAGAGACATATCGTCTTCACCAAATATTAATTGTACTTCAGCGTCTTTAGTTATCTTTATAAAAGCATCACCAATGTCACCCATGATAGTAAAATCACCTGTCTTCATTTCTTCCCTTTCTCATCTCTCATATGGACAATAAACTTTTCATAGTCGGTATCTCCAAAGAATTTATTTTCTCTTAGATATTCCAACAGATACAATGAACCAGACCTTTCTCCTTTCTTAAAAGAAAATATAGTAGCTATACCTAGTAATCCTAAGTAAGCGAATCCTTCTATTATGTTTAATGTTATCATATTATAGTACCTAGTATAACAAAAGTGTACCACTGGTTACTAGTTCTTTGTGATCTTTTGTAGTCTATCAATTTGTGATTGTATAATAGCCTTTCTGTTTGGCCAATATATGTATTCTTTGTCTTCGTTCTTCATCAAGTTTTGTAGTAATGGTAGAATGAGTTTTTCACATTCTAACAATCTATCTTTATAATCTAACTCTTTGTTAGTATCGATTGATGATAAGTTTTCTTTATGTTCGTCTAACTCGTCTAATGAGTTAGATACTAACTTAGTTAATAAGTCTATCTTTGTATCTAGTTCATCTATCTGTGCTGAGTTAGCTTGTCCTGCTGAGGACTTAGCAACAGCTTTAAGTTGTTCCGCAACTTCTTTACCTACAGTCGCGTCTTCACCTGTCTTTGTTTTTAGTTCTTCTTGGTCTACTGCTGTAAAACCAAAATCGTTAATTTCACTCATTAATTGTTTCCTCGAAATATTCTCCAAAAGTATTGATGTAATGTTCTTGTTGCATTAACCTTTTCTTTTGATTGTAGTTATGTGAACCAGGACTTGATTTCATTTTCCAAAACGATCTTCGTTCAGGTCTTGGTTTGTTTGCATCAGGGTCTACTTTAGTACCATAGAGATTAGCGATCATTTCAGGTGTATGAAATTTACCGACTAATGACCATGGTTCGTGTTTAGGGTCTGATTTCTTTTTCATGATATCGTGATTCATTACTTTCTTAATAGAACCGTCACTTCTTTCTAAAGTGAGTTCGTATCTATTGATACCTTTTCTACTAGTACCTGTAACAGTATATGATGTATTGTCAGGACTCTTTAATTTTATGTCTTTGAGTACTTGACCAGAATTGTTTTTAAGTGGAACCCAAACCATTAAGCTTCTATGGGAACCCATTTAATTTTTATTCCTCTACGATCTATTTCGTTTCGGACTTTTTGTTTGATCTTTGGTTTGATGTTAGAACTGTTAAACTCTTTAAAGAGATTCTCCTGTGACATTGATTTAATGTAGAAGTGTTCTGTCTTGATTTTGCCTGTGGCTCTATCTTTTGTTTTCGTTGATGGTTTTAATTTTATTGGCATTGTATTTCTTTGTATTGTTATATTATATCGGAAAAGAATGAGGGAAGTTAATCCCTCAAATCTATAAGCTTACGAATCTGAGGATTCTTCTTCTGTAGTTTCGACAACTGGTGCGTCAACAGCTGCAGGTGCAGTTGCGTCTTCAGGTTGTTGTTCTTTCACTTCAGCAAGAAAGGATTCTCTTAATCTACCTACACCAGCTAGTTCTTCACCTTTAAATGCACCCCTTGCAGAGCATACATCTATAATTGAAACAACACCTGCTAGGTCATTGATAGTTACGATTTTAGTTTCCATAATTTTCTCCTGTTATAATATAAGGTTCATAATATAAAAGTGAGTAGACTAATTAAAGTCTACTCGACTTATATTAATTATCTCACGACTTCTCTATTCTGTCAAGTTTTCTTTTTGACATATATTGAACTCGTCTTCTTTGTGTCCTCCTAAATTTGGTTGATGTATTTCTCTTATTCATAATAACAGTTCTATCACCTCCTTTTATCGAAGTTTAACTTCCTCATAATATAAAACCTTGTCGGGTAAGTTCTCACTCACACTCATAGTCTATGTTGGAAATCTTGACACACTTGTGGCTTTAGCTGGTACAGCACTATCGTCTTGTTTAGTGATAGGTGTATCATAAGATACTTCTGCTATGTAACCTGCTTCGACTCCTAGTCCTTCCCATTTGGAAGTACTTGAGTTCCACAAAAATTCTATTTGTTTGTTGAGCATAGGATCTCGGAGAATCATCTTACCTAAGATAGGGTCGTATTGTCTGACTTCACCTACACATCTTTTGTTTAATGCGTTAGTGTAAAAGACTGATCTCTCCTCTAATGTTAATCCTAATTTATTACTCATGTAAGTATTTATTACGCTGACTTACTTTCTTTAGTTTCTTTTGGCCAAATTGCTGGAAAAGCTTCTGCTACTATAGCAGCTGTAATTCCTTTGTAAGGCAATTTCTTCTGTACGATTGATTGAAGAAGTTTAGCTTCATCAATATGCATTGATGATAACAAATCCAGATAGACTTGTTCTCTCTTAGATTGCATCATGTTAGCTGCTGGTCCACCTTTGATTAGATAGATAAACTGTTTATAAGCTCTTATCATTCTATCGTCTGCTGTATCGATTGATGGTGCGCTACTGTAAGTTCTACCTTCAGGTAAATCACCGATCGGTACTGCCCACTCAATGTTCTTTGCGTATGCTCCTCTGAGTACTGCCATTAAGTCAGCTCGACTTGAATACTTTCGAAGTATATCAATCTTTTCTTTTTTTGTTTTTAATTTATCTGCAGCTGAGAGAATCTCAACTACTGCTGCGTCGTTGGTTAAACGACTGTAATCTATGTTCGCCATAATTTAGTCCACCTTTAATATAATCATATTATTATTTATTCGACCAGTTACTTTACTGACCTTTGAGTTTATTTCACTCATAACTTTATTTAGGGTAATTGTACCCCCCTCTAAAACTCTATCAATGACATCTTCTGTCTTGACTCCGAGTTTCTTACTACCTGATGATTTCTCATCAAAGTTTTTAATAGTAGTTCCTTTAACTGCAAGACCACCTCTATCGATTTGGTCGTACTTAATAATTTCGTTTGTTTTGTTATTGAATAACCAGAGTTGTTTCGCTCCGATAATCTTAGAAGGATCAATAGACTTTACTTGATGTTCTACATCTTGTTCTAAGAAGTTTAAATCTTTAACCTGATTAACAGCACTAATAGCTTTAGCCTTTCTAGGTTTTCTAATTGGTTTGTTGTTCTCTGCATATCGTTCAGTATCTAATACTATTTTATTAACAAAGTTTAAGAATCCTTTCTTCTCTGATTTGTTCATAAAGTTATATGCTTCTTTTAATTGTTCGTCTTTACCTTCGATAGCTTCTTTCATTTCATCTCGCATATCTTTGTACTGTGCTGGTATCTTTAATGCAACCGCTGACGATACTTTATTGTCTGTTAGATATTTGTACATATCGAACTTCTCACAATCCCAAACATCAATAGCGTAGTCAACTTCACCGAGAAGTTCTACTACTTTAGCTTCTATGTTTTCTTGAACTGTTTTTCTTTTCTTAACAACGACACCTGTGTCTATGTCTTCGATTTTCATTTCAATAGCTTTCTTATTGTAAGCTCTTAGTTCTTTGTGAATATGTTTTTGATGTCCTGCTGTTCCTTCACCAGGATAATCTTTGTGGTCTGGAAATACCATTCCAGTTTCTAGTCCACGAATCATTGCAGCTATAGTTCCAGGAATATATAGTTTCTTAAACTTCATTGCGTTCTTATATCCGTGTTCTTTAGCGAATGCTATTATTGTTTGATTGACTTTATTTCTGTCATAGAAATAATTGTACCAACTAAAATATGAATTCAATGAATTCCCATCTTGTTCAAACCAATCGACACCTACAGGTTCTGGACCGTAGTGCATCTCATCAATAGTCATTCTTGATTTCTTTGTTGACCGTACTGTTTTTGTTTTTCTTTTCGCCATTTAATTATATATACCTATTATATTTTACACTATTTACCAATGTGTTTAATTTCGTTATTTGGAATCACTTGATACCCACCTTTATTGTAACCGATTGCTACAGTAAAGTTCTTCGAAGCTTCCTTCTTATATGAATCATCAGGTATCGGATTGTAAGTACTTGGTCCTTTATATGACGGATACTTTTCATCAAACTCTCTAATTGATTCTATTCTTTGTTTTTCTGATAAACTCATTTTGAGTTTTCCTTGTGTATGAGCTTTGACAACT